CCAGCACAACTGGTTGGGCATCGACCAATAGATCATTCACAGACTTAATCACAAACTGTGTCGCACAAACATACACGTTTAGACTTCAATCTAAAGGTGTTGGATCAAGCACAAACTATTGGTTTTGTTATGGGCAAGGTAATGGTGTTGGAAATACTCCTGCGCATTGGACAATCATGGAAATCAAAGGATAATTTTATTATAAATAGAATAAAGTTTTTATCGAGGCGTATAGTTAATGGCAAATCCTAACTCAAGAACAACACTGATAGATTACTGCAAGCGCAGACTTGGCGATCCTGTGATTGAGATCAATGTGGATGAAGATCAAGTTGAAGACCGCATCGATGAAGCAATTCAGTATTATCAAGAGTTTCATTCCGATGCTACTAAAAGAGGGTATCTGAAGCATTTGATGACAGCTACAGATATCACTAACAAATATATTGATGTTTCTTCTAATATACAATTCATTTCACGCATTTTTAGAGTAAGCTCATCATTCAATAATAGTGGTAATATGTTTGATATTAAGTATCAAATGGCGTTAAATGATATATGGGATCTGACTAAGTTTGCCGGCGATATGGCATATTACGAACAGCTGCAGCAGTATTTGTCAACACTAGATATGCAATTAAATGGTATGCCTATTATAGATTATGTAAGAAGAGAAAATAGAGTGTACATTCACGGAAGTATTGAAGATCAAGATATTAAACAAAATGACTATATTGTTTTAGAAACATACGAAACAATTGATGCTAACACGCATACTTCTATTTACAATGATATGTGGTTAAAGCTTTATGCTACCGCTCTTATAAAATTACAGTGGGGAATGAACTTAATTAAATTTGAAGGAATGCAATTGCCTGGCGGCGTTATTGTGAACGGCAGACAAATTTTTGATGATGCGCAGGCTGAGATTCAAGAATTACAGGAGAAAATTCGTTTAGAACACGAAATGCCCGCTGACTTTTTTGTAGGATGATATGGCTAGAAATATTTACTTTACCGATAAAGTCAAGTCGGAACATGAATTATACGAAAACATAGTCATAGAATCACTTAAGATCTATGGCCAAGACGTGTATTATGTTCCGCGTGATCTTGTAAATGAAGATACCGTGTTCGGCGATGATGCCGAATCATCATTCAATTCCGCATATAAAGTAGAAATGTATCTCGACAACATCGAAGGTTTCGAAGGTGAAGGAGATCTATTCTCACGATTTGGTGTTGAGATACGCGATGAATGCACGTTTGTTGTTTCTAGACGCAGATGGAGCCAGACAGTATCGCGATATGATAATGAAATAAGTGGCGATAGACCAAGAGAAGGTGACTTAGTTTATCTTCCTCTTTCCAATTCTCTCTTTCAAATTACACATGTAGAACACGAGATGCCTTTCTATCAGGTGTCTAATCTAAATGTGTATAAAATGAGAGCGCACTTGTTTGAATACACTGGTGAAGATCTTGAAACTGGTATTGCTGCAATCGATAAAGTAGAAACCGACTTTGCATACAAATACATCCTTACTCTTGATTCCGATAGTGTATTAACTGAAGCAGGTCAGACTGCTGCTATGACATTATCTGACGGTGTGATTGTAACAGGTGAGGTTGTAAGCTATGAAGATTCAAGCGACAAACTATCTCTAATTCATGTTGGAGCAAGCGATGGAAAGTATCATACATTTGCTACAGACCGACAGATTATTATAAGTGCTGGTTCTAGTAGTCTTAGACTTAATGCAGGCGGTAGTTCAATTGATTCCGCATTTACTGTTCTCTCTGTTTTAGAAGAGAATCAACTTTCACAGAACGAGCAAAACGACGACTTCAGTAATATATCAGATGACTTCCTTGACTTTACTGAAGCTAACCCATTTGGTGATCCGGAGAATAACTAATGTCGGATGATTTTTTTGATTTTGGTTTCACTGCAGTAGATGAAGATGAACTTCAGGCTGTACAAGACGCGCAAAAAGCTAAAGGCGATGTAGAAGTACAGGCTAACACTACTCAAGAAAAACTTGATAAACTATACAACGCGATGACACCTCTATTGAATAATTTAAAGAAGAATCCTGAAAAAGATTATATTCTTTGGCCTGATAGATTATCTAAAGTAGAACAGTTTGAAACACACCTTCAAAGGATTTATAAAAGCTAATGTTCGGTACTCACTTTTATCACGAAAAGACCAGAAAATGCGTAGCTGCGTTTGGTCGGCTGTTTAACAACATTTATGTTGTGCGGACAAACAGCAGTGGTGGAGGTATCTCACAAATTAAGGTGCCGCTATCATATGCGCCAAAGGCAAAATATCTAGATAGAATTAGAGAAAATCCTGATCTTGATACTGATACTAAAGTAGCAATTAAATTGCCACGAATGTCATTTGAAATTACAAACATTGCATATGACACAACAAGACAACTATCAAAACTAAATAACGTCCAAGGGGTGACAAGCTCAAATAATAAGAGAAGTAAGCTAAGTGCTGGAGTTCCTTACGTTCTTGGATTTCAGCTGAATGTGTATGCAAAATCGCAGGATGATGCATTACAAATAGTAGAACAAATACTTCCTACATTCAATCCTCAATACACTATGACAATGATTCCTCTAAAAGATGATTACCCTTCTTATAGAGAGGATATTCCAATCAATATTTCGGGTGTATCATTTCAAGATGATTTTGAAGGAGAGGTTGGATCAAGAAGAACTATTATCTACAATTTAGATTTTGAAATGAGAGTACAATACTACAGTGGAATTGGAACTGGTAATATTGTGCGCCAATCAAACGCTAGGATCTTCCAGATAGGAGGAGGCTTAGTAGATTCGGATGTGAGATTGAACACAATTCAGATTGATCCGAATCCAACCACAACTATAGGATTAGCAGACAGTGACTTCGGATTCACCAGAACAGACTACGGCGCCGATTCAGACTACAGATGATTACGAGTATTCTCGTGATACATACTACGATCTGATTGAAAAAGGCAAAGACGCTCTTGAAGACATGATTAGCGTAGCTCGAGAGTCTGAGCACCCGCGAGCTTTTGAAGTATTATCAGGAATGATAAAGAATATATCAGATGTCAATGACAGGCTGATGGATTTAAATAAGAAGAAAAAAGAATTAGATCAAAAAGACACTGTAAAGCAGATAGAAAATCAGCAGAATAATTTTTACCTAAGTACAGCTGAACTACAAAAAATGATGACACAAAGCGAAGTAATAGATGCAGATGATGAATCAAATTCAAAGCTACTTAGGGAATCCTAATGTAAAGAGAGATGGTGTTCAAGAAAGATGGACGCCTGATAAGCTTAATGAATATAAAAGATGCATGGAAGATCCAGTCTACTTTGCAGAAAAATACATTAAAGTTATATCTTTAGACGATGGATTAGTTAATTTTAAACTATATCCATATCAAAAACAAATGTTCACTCATTTTACGGAGAATCGTTTTAATGTCGTTCTCGCATGTCGTCAATCAGGTAAGTCAATATCTGCCTGCGCATACCTCTTATGGTTCGCGCTTTTTAATTCAGAAAAGACAGTCGCAATCCTTGCTAACAAAGGTGCTACAGCGCGTGAGATGCTATCTCGTATTACTCTCATGCTTGAGAATATACCTTTCTTTCTTCAACCCGGTTCAAAAGCTCTTAACAAAGGTAGCCTTGAGTTCAGTAATAATTCTCGTATTCTTGCCGCTGCTACTTCTGGGTCTTCTATCCGTGGTCTCTCTGTCAACCTTCTTTATCTAGACGAATTTGCATTTGTAGAAAGAGCTACAGAATTCTATACATCTACATATCCTGTTGTGTCTGCTGGTAAAGACACAAAAGTTATTATTACCTCTACTGCAAATGGTATTGGTAACATGTTCTATAAATTATGGGAAGGTGCCGAACAAGGCGTGAATGACTTTAAGTCTTTTCGTGTAGACTGGTGGGACGTGCCAGATAGAGACGAGGCTTGGAAAGCTCAAACAATTTCAAATACAAGTCAATTACAGTTCGATCAAGAATTTGGGAATACATTTTTTGGTACCGGTGACACTTTAATTAACGCCGAAACTCTCATGGCTATGAGAGCAAAAAATCCTATTCGATCTTTAGAAGGCGGAGATCTTTTAGTTTATTCAGAGCCTGTCAAAGGTCATGATTATATCATGACTGTTGATGTGAGCAAGGGAAGAGGCCAGGATTATTCTACATTTAATTTGATCGATATTAGCGTCCACCCGTTTGAACAGGTTGCTGTGTATCGCAATAATACTATCTCTCCTATACTCTTCCCTAATGTTATATATAAGTATGCAAAAGTCTACAATGAAGCGTATATCGTTGTAGAATCAAATGATTCAGGGCAAGTAGTCTGTAATGGTTTGTACCATGACTTAGAATATGAAAACTTACATGCAGAATCTTCTGTGAAGTCTAATGCTCTTGGCATTATGATGAATAGAAAAGTGAAGAGATTAGGTTGCTCTGCGATTAAAGATCTATTAGAAACAGCTAAGATAAATATAGTTGATGAAAACACTATAGTAGAAATTTCTACGTTTGTGGCTAGAGGACAATCATATGAAGCTTCGGATGGTAACCACGACGATCTTATGATGAACCTAGTGATGTTTGGTTTCTTTGCTTCTACTCAATATTTCGGTGATATGACCGACATTAATTTAAAACAAATGTTATTTGAACAGAAAATGAAAGCGATTGAAGATGATGTAGTACCATTCGGATTTATCGATGACGCGTCAGACTATGTACCTGAGGATGAAAAGCCCGAATGGTATGTTGAGTATGATGTAAATTAAAATAATTATAAATACTATCGATAGTTGAAAAAACCGTATTATGTATCATATCAATGTGTAAACCGAGAAGGATAAACAAATGGCACTTTTTACACCATCACAATCTCCTGCGGTTGTAGTTAAAGAAGTCGATCTCACAGGCGGCGTGCCAAATGTGCAGACTTCTACCGGTGCAATCGCTGGTAACTTTAGATGGGGACCTGTTGAAGAGCGCGTACTTATTAATAATGAACAAAATCTAGTTGATACGTTTGCTACACCTAATAGCTCTACCTCTACAAGTTTCCATCAAGCGTCGTATTTTCTTAGATACTCAAACGCTTTGCAAACTGTTCGAATGATAGATTCGGACGCAAATAACTCAGTTTCAACAACTGGCCAATCCGGTTCCTACGCTGTAGGCGGATACACTACACCAGTTGTAAAAAATAAATCAGATTTCTTAGCACAAAAAGCAGCTTTGGATTCTGATGGACATACTTTTATTGGAAGATTTCCTGGAGATCTTGGCAATTCACTAAGAGTTTCACTCTGCCCACCAAGCACAAGTGATTCAGCATTTAATAACTGGACATACAAATCATCATTTGATGCGGCTCCGGGTACTTCAACAAACGCTGTGGCTAACAGTGGCACAAATGATGAGGTCCATGCAGTAGTTGTAGACATCAATGGTACACTTACCGGTAATGCTGGAGAAGTACTTGAAACTTATCCGTTCCTTTCAGTAGCTAGTACTGCAAAGAATCCTGACGGAACATCAAACTACATCGATGACGTAATCAACGAAAGATCTGAGTACGTACACTTTGTAGGATTTGATGCTGGTTTAAGCGCTGCAAATGCAGGTACAGCTTTTACTCCCGGAACATCAAGAAACTACTTGGGTACTGGTGCAGCTGGTAACGCAAGAAACTATGGCTTTGATTCAGGAGCTAATGCTTCAGGAATAACTCTTGGTCAAATTGCTGGTGCTTACGATCTTTTTGAAGATAAAGATCAAGTTGAAATTGATTTCTTGATTCCACCAGTGCAGGCTTCTAGAGCTTCAACTACCACAGTTGTTAATGATCTAGTTAGTACTGCTGTAGCAAGAAAAGATTGTGTAGTTGTTGCATCTCCTGCACTTAATGATGTTGTTAACGTAACAAACGAAACAACAGCTACAAATAATATTGTTGCAACTGCAGCTACATTTACAAAGTCATCATACCTAATCATGGACGCTAACTACTTGAAAGTTTATGATAAGTATAATGATGCTTACATTCAGATTCCAGCTTCTTCATCGACTGCTGGTCTGATGGCAGAAACTGACAGAGTAGCTGCTCCTTGGTTCTCACCAGCTGGTTCAAAGCGTGGTCAGTATCTTGGTGTGACTGCAATCGACTATAACCC